GGACAACTTTATCAATAATTACCATCAATCTTGGGTAAGTTACAGCGTAACCCATAGAATCCCCTAGCTTCTCTCCGGGGATGAGCTTACCCATCTCTTCATCGTTCTCTATCCAATGAACGACTACGTTAACTCCGTTAACTTTAACTACCGTAGGAACCTTATCACCACCACAGTTCATCTTTGGTTACTCTGTCTCTTTCTTTTTAAATAAACAATAACGAAACACTATAGATACCTATAGTTACCTTAGGTTATCTATAGTTGTCTTAGGGTATCTCTGATAGTTGTTGTTAGTTATCTTAGAGAAATAGTTATAGATTTGATGTCGTTTCTCTTGTGGTTTTCTTACGGCCCCCCTTTATCCCCCCACGCTATCTTTTCCGTTAACACCAACCAATTAGAAATACCCTAGAAAAACAGGGGTATATTGAGTTTGTGTCGTTGCTTTGTGTCGTTTTCGTGAAAAGAGGGTATTTCTCATCTGAGAAATCTAGTGATTCTAAGAAACTATTTCCCCACTCTGGCAGCTATAACCACCAAAGCTACTGCTGTGACCACCTTGCAGAGGCTATCAGCTAACGCCATCACTAATCCGAATTCTGATCCCATCTCTTCCCTTAGACGCTCTGGAGGGAGGAAAGGCTTCAAAAGATTCCTAAAGGGGGTCTAAGGGGGGTCTAAGCTCCTCTGCCCCTACTTCGGAATAAAAGTCTCTTAGAACGCATCCTAGGGCCAGCAATCGCTATTCCTATATGTCCATCCAAGTCAGTTCTCTTCTTCTCCCTGTAGTTCCCTCCATGAACTTATCCAGCTCTTGGAGGAGTAGGGCTTCTCTGTGGCTCTCTGCTGCTCCCTCTACATCTCTGGCTAGGGATTGTACCCAGTAGTGAACAACTATGGCTAGGGCATCCAGACGGTCATCATGGAGAAGGGAACCTCTGTCTCTGGTGAGCCGTGACATCTGGTAGAACAGGGAGTATTTCTCAGCTTGTTCTCCCCCGACTTCCCCTGCGTAACCCACGGAAGTGTCATAGTCCCTCTCGATAACCTTGGGGTCTACGATCAGCCGATGCTGGTTTAGGACTGGCTCTAGGGTGTCTATGATCCTTAGCTCCTTCTGCTTGGAGTGCCGAACCTCCTCAGTTGTGCATGGGTGTATCTTTCCCAGCACTGGTTTGAAGAGGGATTGGAACATTCCATCCCCAAAGTTACTTTCTATAACGATAAAGTTAACCCCGTTTCTCTTGGCTGTGTGAGCTAGGGACTCCAGTACATCCACTGAGTAACCCCCTCGGAAACCCCCAGCTTCCACAAGGAACAACTGACCGTGGAGACACTTGACCACCGCATAGGCAGTTTCATCCTTGCCTCGACCACTGGGGTCTATGCTCATGGCTACCCCTTGGTATTCTGCAAAGTCATCGGAGAGACTCATGGGCCTAAAGAACCCGTCTCCATCCATGCCTACGTTGTGGAGATCATTGTATCTCAGTTCTGGACTATTGGCCCACACAGCATGACATGGGCCTCTCTTGGGGTCTATGGAGGTCACTACCATGTCACTGAGCTTGAGAGGATACCTATCAGTATCAGCGAGCTTGGTATCCAGCATGAACTGAAGAGCAAAGCCGCTGCGTCCATAGGAAGCCTCTCGCTCCATTAGGTCATCATCGGAGAATCTAAGGGGGTCTGTGGAGGTTCCGGGTGATCCCTCTGCGTTAACGATAAAGGGAGCTAATCGGGAGCCATAGCTGACCTTTTGCTCCTCATCTAGGTGTCTGGCTGGCCATATCCGACAATCGTAACCACGGGGAGTAAGGCGATCATAGAGGCTCTGTTCGGTCTGAGGAGTGCCAAGGTAGATGATTCTTCCATCCGGTTTTAGGATTGCATCGAACTCCTTGACGGTCTCTGAGAGCTTGGCCCTCATGCCTTCTGTCATGGAGTTGTTAGCAGATTCCACATCATCAGCTATGATGTAGTCAGCTCTGGAACCAGTCAGTTGTCCTGTGATTCCCACGGACTTAACAGAGGGTGAGTGACTGGCTTGCGCTGGGCCTACGTCAAAGGCGATCTTGGAGGAGCGTTGGTCATCATCAGGATGGAGGTGACGAAGTATCGGTATTTCACTGATAAGACGGAGGGTAAAGGTACTGAAGTCATCAGCCCGTGACTTACTTGCAGAGACCACTAGGAACTTTAGCTCAGGGTCAAGGAGAAGCTGATGACAGACAAAGGCACTGGTGATGTAGGACTTCCCTACTCCACGGAAGGCTTGAATGATGGATCGCTTTGGGCCGTTCTGGACGAACTCCGCCATGTCATACTGAACAGGAGTTGGCTCAGGGAGGTTGAGGTGTTCCCACACCAGAAACAGGAAGTTCCTAAAGTCAGCTAACCGGGGATCGAGATTCATCTCTTATCAGCTCGATTACCCCTCCTGCTTCTTATCCGAAGGTTTGAGTAATTGTTGCTGCCTCCTCTTTTTAGTGACCTCTTGTGGTCTACATCCTTCCCTGCCAGTGCCGCTTTCCCATGCTTGCGTACCATAAGCCTTCTGGCAGCATTCCTAGCTACCCTCTTCTTAACTTCCTTGGGTCGCCTTTGGTAAGCCTTATCGTACTGTGAATAGATTCGTAGAGACATCAGTTCTGAAGTAAGTCCTTGGACACGCTTGGCTGCTTGGTGTGATCCCTTTCATTATCAAAGGGTAGCACCATCTTGCTAAGGCGATTCAAAGGAGAGTCATCGGTTACTACAGCGTCTACGGAGTTGTCCTTTAGTAGCTGACGGGCAGCGTTAAGGAGGGAAGGCTCTGCTTCTCCGCTCTCTATGCGTCCTATGAACTCTTCTATGAGGAGTCCGTGGAGTTGCTCTAGGCGTTCTCGTTGATCTTTTTTATCCGTCATAAAGTTATTCTTCCTTTAGGAGTTTGACGATCTTCACGGCTGTCCATGCACAGGTCAGAGAAAGTAGGATTATTTTTAGAACAAGTTCCACATCAGTAAGGCTAACGGTAGCAAACACGCCACCATTAACTCCGAAAATCTTTAGCCATTCTAAATCACTCATCTCTATTCACCTTGCTCTTTCCAATTTGGATCGTTAGGCCACTCTGGTTTGAGGCTTTGGATTCCTTCGAAGTCTGCGGAGGCTATGACTTCCTCAAGGCGGTTACATTCCTCACGGACAGCATCTCTGAAGGCCGACCATTCAACAGGGACAGGGCGTTCCTCCTCGTCCACTGAACGGATTACCATCCAATCGCTTCCGCTTAGTAAGGCTCCAGCTTGCTTCTTGGCATTAGCTGTCTCCCGCTCCTTCAGTTGCTCCAGAGGGATTGGGGTGCTAGTGACCTCACCATCTTTGACCGCATTCCTCCACCACCTCTCGTCCTTGAACTTCGGGGGTTCCTCCCATGTAAGCCCAATGGCAGCTTTCTCTTCATCTGAAGTGAGGCGTAGCCAGTTGGATGGGTATTGCACATCGCCTAGCGTGAAGCTCTGATCCAATGGTATTGTTAATCCGGTTGTAGTTTTGAATGGCATAATATTTTATCTTGCTAATGAGTATTTGGCGGGTGCTTCTGCAAAGGCAGCATAGATGTAGGTGTCACCATCACCATTGGTAGTTGTATCAGTACCTCGCAACTTGAAACCGTTGGAGGTGAAATCTATATATGTCCAAGCGGTAGTCCCTTCTACGTCTGTGGCATCAAGCTGGAGCATGGCATTATTAACGTTGCTAGGTTGTCTGGTGCTATCTGCTACATTCCAGCTTCCTGTACCGTTAGTCCGTTTGATTAAAACATAGGCAGGAGTAAATCCAAGGTGGACATAGGGCAGAGAAGTGGCTCCTTTGTAGGTTCCAAACTTGCTATATCCAGCAACTCCAGACCAGCAGTAGGCAACGTACTTCTCTAATGACCCTCCGTATTCACCAGCAGTACCATCCCAATTCATTAGATGATAATTACCACTCGTCTCTCCTCCACCATTACCCACATCAAAGGATGAAGAGGTTAT